TATGGGATGTTTTGTTCAAATACTTGGACAGACAAAGATGGCATTGAGCAAACTAAAATGGGTGTTCGTTACAGCGAACTACTCGCATTTATCATTTCAACACTTTAACTAAGAGGAAAAATAAAATGTCAAGTGTAACTTGGAAAATCGTTCAGTTAGAGCGTAATTCAAAAGCACCCAATAAGGACGGAGTGATTGTCGCTCATTGGGATTGCACAGATATTGAAACAGTAGGAACAGGAGATGATGCAGTTGACCACTACGGAAAAATGTATGGATCAATTTCGTGGACTCCAGATTCTACAAAAGAAGGCTATATCAAATGGTCAGACTTAACTGAAGAGGACTGTATACGTTGGATTCACGAATCTGAGCAAGTTGATAAAGATGCGATTGAAGCAAGTGTAGCGGCTCAGATTGCTGACAGCAAAGAACCCGCTATTTTAACTGGAAAACCTTGGAGTGAATAATGATAACCATTGACGATAAAGAATACACAAAAGACGATCTCAACCCCACTGCACAGATACATGTTGAGAGAGTGAATGAGTTGAGAAAAGAGGCTGCATGGCTTGAAATGCAGTTACAAGAAAAATCAGTTTTGATTTCAACTTATGCAAACGCAATCAAGCAAAGCGTTGAAATAGTAGAAGACACTGATGCGGAGGCTGTCAATGAGTGAGTCAATAAAATTGCCATCATGGGCAATTAGTTTTGCTACACCGTTGATTTTAGCAAGTATCCCCGTTGCGATCAGTTGGGGATCACTAACTGCTCAAGCAGATGCGACTAGTGAGGAGACGAAAATTATATCGGAGACGATTTCGGAGATGAAGAAAGAAACGACCGATACAGCCAAAATCGCAGCCTTAAATTCTCAAAAAATTGATCAACTGAGTGACAGTTTGAGCGACCAGGTGAAAATTAATGAGCAAACATCTGATCAATTAAAAACTCTAATCAACCTTATGATTCAAGATAGGCAATGAATTTGCAGCTAGTGATTGCGCTCGTAATGATTACAGAGACAGGAACAATTCAGCCTAAATCATATTTTATAAATCCAAGTCATTGCGAGTGGGTAGTTCAAGAAATAAGTCGTGAAAGAAAATATTTCAAAGGCTTTAAAGAAGGAACTCTTTTTTGCCGACCAGAATGGGTTGATCCTAATTCCGTAAAAATTACGCGACTAAATGTGATTCCCTTACCAGAGGTTGATGAAAATGCTGAATAATTTTATTACGCCAGTAAGTAATTTAGTCGGTAGTTGGCTAAATAATAGAGCCGAACAAAAAGCAGCAGAGCATAAAAGAAAACTCTCGATTATTGAAAATGATAGTAATTGGGAGGCAATCATGGCTGAAAGTTCAAAAGATAGTTGGAAAGACGAATTTTGGACAATTATTCTCAGCATCCCAATTTTTATGATTGGCTATGCTATTGCATTTGGTAATACTGAAATTATTGATCGTGTGCATCTAGGTTTTGAGGCATTATCAAAATTGCCCGACTGGTATCAGTATCTCTTACTCATTGCTATATCCAGTAGTTTTGGAATTCGCTCGATGAGTAAGTTTATGAATCTGAAAAAATAATGTCATATAATGGAGGCGCATCAACTAAACAAATTGTATTTTTTCTTGTTATGATGCTTATATTAGGTGTAACTTTTTATTTTTTTAGACCTTAAATTTAAAGTTGGAAAAATATTGTTTTTGCGTTTTTGAACAAAAATTTTTGATAAAATTATTAATTAAATCAATAATTTGCGGCACTAGACCGCAATACTGGCAGTGTTGAGGTCAGCGGTTCGATCCCGCTAGGCTCCACCAAATACAAGCGTTTCATTGATAGTGTTCACTAACTGGACAAAAATTGGACAAAAATTTGGACAAAAATTAGATATGAATAGTCACGTTTTGGTATGGCAGTTCGTTTGGATTCATATAATCTAAAGTTGTAACGATAGACTCGTGAGCCATAATTGACTGTATTTGTTCTTTCGTATTACCCGCGTTTTTTAACAGCGTTGCCGACAATCCTCTAATCTCATGGAATGTCGTATTTATTGTTCTAACCTCTGCAAACATTTTTCCAAGACGATCACCAGTTACTTGGCATAAATGCTCTTTGTTGTTATTTGCTTTTCTTTTTGGCGTATGGCTTATTACGAAAGAGCATCTTCTATTGACTAAAGATAGTTCCCTTGCTCTATCAATATATTGCTTCAAAAGTGGATGCTCTTTTAAATTCCACGATAGTCTCGCTGCTCTCATCGTTCCTTTTTGTGATTCAGATTTAGATACAATCACTTTTAAACATCCATCAACAATATTTTTATCCCATTTGAGTGAACATATATCGCCCTCACGCAACGTAGTGTAACGGCTTATGTCCATCGCAATTTGTAAACATTCGTATCCCGCATTACCCGCTGCTTTTCTAATATTATTAAAGGTTTGTTGCGAACAAGGTAATCGGACTTTTTTGGGTTTTGATTTCAAGATTAATCGTGGAACATCATCGTTTGTTGAAAATGGATTGAACGATAATTTAGGCGTTAAACCTTGCCCCATTAACCAATTAAAAAATTTTCTAAAGGCTGCATGATGCAATTTTTGTTTGTGATAATTTAATTCATCCCACCAGTTACGCAAACTTTGCATGTCAATACTTTTGATATTTTCAAAAGAGTCTGGGAATTTACGCAGCGCATATTTTCTATTATTCCAAGAATCCAAGTGCTTTAATTTAGGGTTTAGATTTTCTTGATAAATAATATATTTATTGACATAAGTAATGGTACGTTCTGATGGGATGGTATGACGTTCATAGAATCCATCTGCAACCATTTGATTTAATTCAGTCGCCAATCGATTTGCTTCCTGGACTGTCATTAACTCTTTTAGATTAACCCATTTTTTAGATTTTGGGTTTTTATATCGCCATTTCTTAGGTTCTTTTCTTTGGTGCGGATATAAATTAGCAACCAGTTCAACGCCATCATAAAATCTTTTCATGCACATATAATCATGCACTTTTTAATAAAATGTCAACCGCAGTCTGCTTTTGTGAAATTTGAAAAATGTCATTAGATGCAAATTTAAACTGATTAACATAGACAGCATTACCAATAATTTTGCCCTCGATAATGCCGTCATTGACCCATTCGCGCCATTGCTTTTTTGATGGGGCGTTAGCTAAAAAAAACTCTCGATTGATTAGTCTGTAACTAACTAGCAAGTTTATACACCGCAACGATAGTTCTTTTAGAAATTTTCTTTGGTATTGTGATTATGTCGTGTTCCTTGCGTAAATCGTATATTCTTGCGGGTAATCTGCGGATACGCAATTTGTTATATGCAACATCATCATCGATGCTGCCATGTTTTCTGAGATAATTTAAGACTGCTTGCGTTTGACTCATAATTTCACCTTAAAATGGTATATCGTCATCAAAAGCATCCATCAATGCTTGTTGCGATTCGGTTAATTTGTCGGCTGCTTGATCCTTGGCATATTGCGTTGCCTTTTCATATTCAGCATGAGAAGTATTTATTTCTGATTTATCATCTGAATTAACTAATTGAACGTGTTTTTTTACGACAGGATTTTTTGGTTTAAGCTTAATATTAAAATAGTCAGAGCCGTTTTTATCTTTGTTAACCCAGATGTTGACCCAATGCTCTTGATCATCAATCAATGCATCACCAAAAAAATCATAGTCAGTTGATTTTTCTTTAAACTTATTTTTAAACGCTGAAAATTCCCGATCTTTTAATTCAAATTCAGTTTTATTCATGCTGCATCCTCAGTTTGTATTGTTGTTTCACCGCGCATATCTGCCATCAATTTGCCTAAATCTTTTGCTAAATCTTTTCCTAGATAATTTGCAAAAAACTTTTTTTCGCAATCTTCAAGGTGATCAACATCATCAAAAATGTCATCGCGCATATCTGGATCACGTAACGCAACCTCTACATTTGCTTTCATTTCAGAAAATATTTTTAATCCTTGCTTTTCTAAATCTCTAGCACTGTTTTTCATTGCGGTTTTCTTGCCCTTGTCAAACGAATTAAAAAGCGCAATTTTTATGTCTTCATTTAGAGGTTGGTAAAAAGCAACAAATTTGGTGGGATTGCCATTTTCAATTAACTCAACAAATTCAGATTGTTGTTTTGGTGTATGACGTTCACCAATCACCATCATTGCAGCCTCGGCATCATCATCTGCGGTGGGTATCCCCGCGATAGATTGCAGCGCATATCTCCGAGCATAAGTTATTAACGAGCCCGCTGCTTGGGGGTCTTTTTTTGCAAGCGGGATTACAAATTCTTCTCTGATATATTGACCAGAGGAATGGACTAAAGTAGTTGAAACACCAATGCCATCTAAATTTGAGATTGGAAATTGTGTATAAGATAAACCAAATTTTGAAAAAGGTTCCTTGATTGCTTTAATAACACTTGTTAAATCCGCATATTTAGATTTGAAAAATGGGTTTTGCGAATCTTTAATTGCACCACCCATTTCATGTTGTGCGTTACAAAGAGCAGCAGCTAACTCATTTATATTCTCAGAGGTTTGCATGATTAATACTCCTCTGATCTTTGAACTGCGTCTTTTGCATATTGATAAATTGCACTATGAAACAAACGACCAATAGTTTCATAATCACAATCGTTAAGCGCATTGCATAGCTGCATACGTTTTTCTTGATCTTTTTCGCAAAGAGAGCCTAACGTATCATCGCTCCAAAAACCCTCGGTTATCGACTCTATGTAAACAGGTTCGTTACTCATTAATAAATCGGTTGCTTTATCCAACAATTCTTGCTCATCGATTTTTTTCTGAGTTAAATGCAATTGATGGATCGTTGCACGTTCTTTATCGACCCAAGTTTGTCTCTCATCAAATTTATTAAATGTCATTCTTAATTTTCCTTTTTTATTAATTTTGAAAGATATCATTTATATCAACCTCGAAAGCCGCTGATAATTTTTGAGCAGTTAAATAGGATGGGGTTTTTGATGAACCGCGTTTCAATTTGCTGATTGTTTGCTGTTTAACACCGCTTTTTTCAGCTATTTGATTTTGCGTATAACCTTGTTCGCTGATCAACGCATTGATAAATTTATTGCCTTTCATATTATCCCTTTCTTGTTTAATTACAAATACAATTGTATACGTTTTTTATTACAAATACAACTGTATTTGTTACATACAAAGATAATTGTTGTAATAAAGATTATTTTTATGTACATTGAGGTCTTTGAGGAAAATCATGAACACAATAGGGGAGCGAGTTAAAAGCGCAAGAGAAGCAGCGCGATTAACACAATTAGACCTGGCAGGTAAAGCAGGCATATCTCAAGCAAGACTGTCAGCCATCGAAGTTGGTACGACTAAGCAGCCAACGTGCGTTATTGAGTTAGCAAAAGCAATGAACATTTGTCCTATCTGGTTGCAAACAGGCACTCGACAGAATAGTGACTGGAATTTAAGCGATACCCTTTATACCTTGATTAATAGCCTTGATGAAGACGAAAAAGTAAGGCAGATCGCTTATTGTGAAAAGTTATTAAAAGAACGCCAAGATCGACAAGCATAAGTTTTAGCAGCACTTGAAAACCATGTTAGAAAAAAAACACTTTTGAAAAAAACAGTTTTTGTTTTTAATTTTTCTTTCTCTAGCCAATTAAAAGTAACTTTGTTTCTGTCATATTTTTTATAAACAGAATTTAAAGCATAGTGTATTGCTTTTATTTTTTCCTCATCAGTTAACTTAGGTAAAAGATCGTGCATTTTAGAAATAGTTCTAATTTTTTTAAAATCGCTTTCCATATTTAAACCTTAATTTGTATTAGTAACGATACAAAAAAAAACGTGTTTACTCAAATAAAACGATAAATTTTTTATAAAAAATTAAACAATTATATTTGTATTTAGTAAAATATACACATATATTGTGACTATACAGATATAAACTAACTCTAGTTATAAATAGTTATTAGATAAAAATCAATAGGTTAAGTTATGACAAAGCACATTTACTGTCCCATTGAAGTTTTGACGGATCACACTTTGACAGACTCAGAAAGGAAAATTTTATTAACGCTGTACAGTTTCAGAAATAACAACACTGAATTGTGCTGTCCATCGATCCAAACAATTAGTAAGCGATCTGGCATCAATTGTCTATCAAGAATTGGAAAACTAACGTCTAGTCTCGCAGATAAAGGATGGCTAACAAAGAAAAAAAGCGGGTTTTATGGCAATAAAACTTACGTAGTGCATGTTCCAAATCATTTGTTAGACACGATATGGGAAGAATCTGCCTATAAGGAAAAAAATGCCTTACGAAGTGGGAAGAATATGCCTCAACCAATTGGGAAGAATATGCCCAATCTACATAACAATTATATTAACAATAAATATAACAAGAAAAATAAATCAATAAAAAAACGATCGATAACTGAAACTTTGCAAGATAGGAGTTGGGCAATCAATGACTAAATTATTTTTAGAATTTACTGGAAACGATCACAGATTTGAAAAATATAAAAAATACAGTATTCGACAAATTTGTGAGATTTCTGGAATTACCGAAAAAACAATGAGAAATAGGGTGGCGGGTATTCCATATTTTCACGATGCACACTTATGCAAGAGAAAAAGTGAGGAAAGTCGAAAAACTCGATATGTCGCGCCAAGATGTGAAAACAAACAGCAAAGAATAAGTGCAGCTTGGTTGAGGAAAGCAATTGTCTGAATTAGGACTTATGGGATTTCCAGTTTATCTGACCAATGATTGGCAGAGAGAGCGATTTGTCGAAAATCTAAATAAACTCAAAATGTCAAAAGAAAAGCCAATCCATATCATTGTGTCTGACAAAAAAATAATGAGATCAAAAGCGATCAATAATTTAAGCCATCGATGGTATTCAGACGTTGCTCGTCAAAGCGGTGAGTACACGCCCGAAGAGGTAAAAGCATTAGCAAAGTACAGATGGGGAGTGCCTATCATGCGTCAACATGACAAATTTAATGAGCACTGGTTACGTTTGGAAAAAGTTTGTTTGACCTACGAGGAAAAAATGATAGCAATGAATTACTTACCAGTAACCTCGCTAATGAGTAATTCTGAAATGAGTCAATATTTGTCAGATTTTAAAAGAGTGATGGGGCAAAAATATCAATTAACAGAACCCAGATTAGAAGGAATCACAGAGAAAATTTAAACACGATGAAACGCGATGCAGCCGATAAATGGTTTAGTGATGTTGTTAGAAAAAAAGCGGCTTTTACTTGCGAACATTGTTGCAAAAAAAATGAAAGAATGGAGTGTTGCCATATTTTCGGAAGGGCAGCCAAATCGGTCAGATGGAGTTTGGATAATGCGGTATGTATGTGTCATTACTGCCACAGAAAATTTACGGAGAACCCGATTGAATTTACAAAATGGTTAGAAACTTATTTAGGAAAAGGGCATTTAGAAATTTTAAGAGAAAAATGGAATATAAAAATGCCAACCAATAAAAAATTAAGGTTAGAAATATCAAAGCATTACCGAGAAGAATTGAAAAAAATGGAGCAAAACGAGTTATATCAGCCAATTTCCTATAATTAAGGAGCAAGCATGATTGACCCAAAAGTCTTATTAGAATTTTGTGAAACAGATGCACAAAAGAGAAATATTAATGCGTTAATAGAACATGGAACGATTGTCAAAACGGCAAACGCATTAGGAATTAATAGAAGAACCTTATATCGATCAATAAAAATTGTTGAGAGAAGAGCAGCGTCAAATGGAATTTCACCGCATCGAGATTTAATTCATCAAACAGCCGAAGGATTTAAAGCAAAAAGAATATCAACTGCATATAAGGCAGATGGTTCTGTGGGTTTGCAATGGGTCATTCAAGAACCCGAAAAACAAAAATTAGATGAAATACTTGCCGAGTTTCGGGAAGGCTTAAAAGATGAATTTAAAGGTTTACATAAACCAGTAGATCCACCAGTAACGGACATTAGCAACGTAATGTGCTGTTATATGATTGGAGATCATCATTTAGGAAATTTTGCCTGGGCAGAGCAAACGGGTGAATCTAATTACGATACAAACATCGCGGTTACTTTACTCGAAGAGGCTATCGATAATCTCGTTAGAAGAACGCCAAAAACAAAAGATGCATTACTTGTTAATTTAGGTGATTTTTTTCACTCCAACAATATTCGTGGTGAGACAGGATCGGGGACATTACTTGAAACCGATACACGATATGCAAGAACAATAAGAAAAGGCGTGAATCTTTTAAAAAGAAGCGTGATTCGATTATTAGAGCATCACGAAAAAGTTACTGTATTAAACGTAAGGGGCAATCACGATCCAGATTCCTCGTTATGGCTCAACGAGGCAATGAAATTATATTTTGAAAATGAGCCGCGAGTCGAAATACCGAACAATTACAACAAATTTCAGCATATTGAGTACGGCAATAATTTAATTGTTATGCATCATGGCGATAAAGTAAATCCTCAACGCATATATGAAGCAATCACGAGAAGGTTGAGTAAAGAATGGGGTGAGTCTAAATATCGTTTTGGATGGCTTGGACATATACATCATAAGCAAGTTCAAGATATTGGGGGCATGAGATTTGAAAGTTTTAATATTCTCGCGCCAGTTGACGAATGGCACTCTTCAAAAGGTTACGGGAGCAGTCGATCAATGACATGTATTTTGCTGTCAAAAAACTTTGGAGAAGATTCGAGAATTATTGTTAATGCGGATCAAATTGGAGGTACAGATGGTAAGTGAGTGGCAATACAACGCAAACACAGTAAAAGTAAATTTAAAACAAAATCCATCGAAACAAGATATTGAAGCTGCAATCAGATTTTTAAAAGCAATTGAAAAAAACATGGAGCAAAAAAAAGATGGATGAGGATTTAAAACAAGCGGTAAAAGAATTGCTGCTGCGTTTATCTGATTACTATTTAGAAGATCATATGATTTCTATTGTCGATGTTTTAACTGCGCCAAATTTACAGGCTGAAAGTTATTTAAGCCAAGTTTGGATACCAGAGGCAAAAAAATTAATTGCAGATGCAAATAAAGAACCCGAACCGATTGACTGGAAAGAATACACAAAGGCAATCGAAGATGAGTGAAATGTTAGCAATGTTGGCAGCGGGATCACCTAATTTGCAACATACGAGCAAAGGAAAAAAATTAATAACGCCCTCAGATGTTGCAGCAGCATTATCAAGATGTGATCGATTTACCTATTTATACGGATTAGCGAAATTTGCTTTAGATAAAAATGTAATTCCAGAATTGAATAAACATGCAATTGATTTAGCAAAATCGTACAAATTTGAACTGCAAAAAAATGAGAGTAAATTTACACCCCATACGCTTGGATTAATCGCTTTACAAATGTCCATTAAAAATTTTAAGTGCGGAAAGTGTAGAGGTACAGGGCAAACACCAAGCAAAAATACCTTAATTATTTGCCCAAGCTGCAATGGGATTGGAGAAAAAGAAATTTCGATCCGTAGATTAGCAAAGCTGCTGTCAGTGTCACAATGGCGAAGTCGAAAAGTATGGAAAAATAGATTGTCAAAGTTATTAATCGAATACTCTGTATTAGAAAGTGATATTGCAGAAATCATTAAAATTGGGTTGCGCTAAAATACTGTATGAATATGCACTGTATAAATTGACAGCACTCACAAATTTTGGTATAAATTACCAGACTAGGAATAGTCTTAGTTCTTAATTTTCATTAGATACCCCTATTTATACCGCCCCTCAGTGGGCGGTTTTTTTATTGGTATTTGGGTATTTTTATTCGTTTTTAGGTTTTTTAAACCTTGGCTAACGTAGTTCGCTCCCGAAGCGTTAGCCTAAAATTTAGGAGGTTTACGATGAAGGCATCACAGCATTGCATCGATATGATAAAACACTTTGAAGGCTTAAAACTTGAAGCATATCAATGTGTTGGTGACGTTTGGAGTGTCGGGTATGGACATACAAAGGGTGTAGTCGAAGGCGATAAAATCACTCAAGATCAAGCAGATCAATGGCTGCTTTCAGATTTGCACATGGTAGAAACGCATATGCAAAGAATGATCAAGGTAACGCTCAGTCAGCATCAATGGGATGCGCTTGTCTCCTGGTGTTTTAATTTAGGGTGTGGGTCATTAAGAAGATCAACGATGCTCCTCGTCATAAATGCAAATGATTTAGAGGGTGTTACAAAAGAGCTTGTTCGTTGGAATAAAGCAAATGGAAAAGTATCAAAAGGATTAGAGCGAAGGCGCAAGGCAGAGGCGCATTTGTTTGATACAGGCGCGATTGATTACTTTGAAACAAAAGCAAAGCCAAAGAAAAAACAAGATGAATAACGATATTAAAGAAATAGTTGATTACGCTGCGACAGGAACAGGAATTATGGCATTAGCACAATGGCTACCACCAATTGCAAGTTTATTCACGATTATTTGGTTAGGTATAAGAATATTTGAGTCAGAAACGGTGCAAAAATTATTTAAAAAATGAAGAAAAACAGACAAGGTGAAGGGGGCGGTAGAGCAAAGGTCGTTCTATCTGATAAGCAGATAATAGAACTAGAGGCTCTAGCAAGTGTTCTGACAAAACAACAAATTGCGGATTATTTTGGTATTGGTTTAACAACTTTAAAAGAAATTGAAAAACGACAACCAGAAGTTTCCGACTCTTATAAAAAAGGGAAAGTAAAACAAATCGCAAACATGGGTAACAATCTAGTTAAGTTAGCAATGGATGGTAACGTAACAGCTAATATCTTTTATTTAAAAACCCAAGCGCATTGGAAAGAAGAAGAAACCGAAGTTAAAGAAATACCACCTATCAACATTACCCTGGACAGTCGTGCAGCTAACGCTCCCACAAAGTGAGATTTTTCTCAATAACGCAAGATTTAGGACGGTTGTTGCGGGTAGGCGATTTGGAAAAAGTTATTTAGCTGCTGCTGAGTTATTAAGAGCAGCCATATCTGGAAACAACAAAAACTGTTTTTACTGTGCGCCTACCTATGGAATGGCAAAAGAAATACAGTGGCAAATGTTACTCGATATGATTCCAGAGGAATACATTGCGAAAACAAATGAGACGGCATTAACGATAAGCCTAATCAATGGTTCAATGATTTATCTCAAGGGTGCTGAGAGAGTTGACCTCTTACGGGGTCGAAGTTTAGATTACCTGGTTTTGGATGAGTTCGCAGATATGCGCCCAGAGGCGTGGTTTGAAGTATTAAGACCCTCTCTATCAGATAGGCACTCTAACGAATCACCAACGAGAGCATTGTTTATTGGAACACCGAAAGGGCGTAATCATTTCTATGATTTATGGGCAAAGGGTGTTGATAAACACAATGAATGGGCATCGTTTCAATATACAACGATACAGGGCGAAAATGTCTTACCAGATGAGATAGAGCAAGCACGATCAGATTTAGATGAGCGCACCTTTAAGCAAGAATATGAGGCGGCATTTGTCACATATAGCGGTTTAATCTACTACAACTTTGAAAGAGAGCAATCAGTCGTAGAACCAAAGAAATACGACAATGACATTTTATTAATCGGGATGGACTTCAACACTGACCCTATGAGTGCAGTGGTAGCGAT